ACCCCTTGATTTGCATGTTCGCCAGGATCCCGATAATCTTCGCTGTATCCTCCACCGATTCGCCGGCCTCATTCGCCAGGGGGGCGATATACTTCATGGCCTCCCCGAGATCCGTCAACGTCTGTGCGGAGTTGTTTGCCGTGGCAGTCATGACGTCGGCAACCCGCCCCATTTGCCCGGCTTCGAGCTGGAAAGCGCGCAACGTACCTGCGGCAATGTCGGAAGCCTCCGCGAGATCGGTTCCCGTTGCGCGAGCCAGGTTCAACATATCAGCCGTTGCCGCCTTGATTTCTTCCGGCCGGAAACCCGCCCGGCCGAGGGAGACCATGCCGCCGCCGACTTCACTGGCGGTATAGCTGGTGGTCCGGCCGAGTCGCTTCGCCATCTCGTACAGTTCACCGAACTTCTCGGTGGTTGCGCCGGTGACGGCCTGGACCGTCTTCATTTGATCGTCGAACGAGGCAAACGTCCTGGTTGCCATCACGATAGGAGCCGCCGCGATAGCCGCGATCATGACCATTTGCCGGCCCATGGCCTGAGCCGATTGCCCGAAAGCCCTCAGTCTGGCCTGAGCACCCGCCAGACCGCGCATGAACGCACTCCGCTTGACGTACAACTCAACAAACGCTCGACCTGCGCGGATGTTTCTCATACCTTCTCGGCGTCCTGACGGGCTTGTAGTGCTTCCATGATTTTCGGAGTGTAGGGGATCACGTTGCTCGCCTCGGTAATCTTTGCCGTGACCCTACAAGGGTTGAGTTGGTCGGGTTCGACGGGTATCGCATCCTCCGCCAGGTGTGTGTTGACAATCGCCGCAACCACCGCCGCGGTCAGATCCCACCGGCCGCGAGCCATGATCCACACGTCACGCAAAGTCTTCGGGTCGGGGTCTACTCCGCATTGGCCGGCGAGCTCGTAGGCGAGATCAACCGGATCAACAGGTCCTCGACCTCCCGGTCCATCTTTGTTTCCATCGCCTCGACCAGCTTCGCCTCCAACGTTGGATCCCCCACCTTCGCTATCGCCAGGTCGAGCCCCTTCTGTTGCACCGCCAGTTGTTTCGCTGTCGCTGTCTTGAGCAGGGACCTCTTCTGAGCGGGGAAAAAATCCGCGACGGCCTCCAGTAGTGCCGCCGTCGCTGAGTCAATCGGATCCCCGACCAACCCCTCCGCAAATGACTCCTCAGTAACCTCACGCTGTTTGGCGGCCGCTTCCATGAGTAGCCAGAGGAGATCCACCAGGAGAATCGGATCATTGGCTAGGCGGCTGTATGTCGCCTGGTCAATGTCCGCCAAGTCGATATTGAGGGCCTTTCGAACCTTCTTTATTGCCCCGGTGGTGACCGTGATGGTCCATTCGCGTTTGAGTCCGTCAGTGAACTTTGCCATGCCCTAGTTCCCTTTGTTGAGTGTGATTGCCCCGGTCGAGTTGTTTACGGAGTCGAGTCCTGCAATCTCATAATGGTGATAGTGTCGTCTGTCACGGTCCCCTGGCTCACATAGAGCACGGTCACCGGATCCCCGGTCAATGGGTTTGCGTGGTCGCAAGTATCGTGCCACAAGTACACCTCATCAGCGTACAGGTCGATGTCGCCGATAACATCGGCGTCCGCGTCCTCGGCGTGAATGTGAGCCCGCACACCGGCCAGAGCCGCGAAGGCGTCGAGATTGTCACCGTCGATTGCCATGTTGATTTGCTGGTGAGCACAGACAACCACCGTCGCATCGGCCGTTGCGGGGAAGTCGTCACCGCTGCCGCCGTCGAGCGCAATATCGTCGTCGGTCACAGTGACGTCGACGTCGTACCGCATTTCGAGCCCGGTGGTGCCCGACGTCCAGTAGACGTCCATCTTGCCCGTCGAGTACCCGTGCCCGTTCGTCAGGGTTCCGGCCGCGGTGTCGGCGTCGGTCTTGACCCAACTCCCTACCGCCTGGCCGCCAGTGAGAACAATGTCAGGTAGAGCTTCGGCGGCGTCCCCGGTCTTGTCGAAGGATTCGCTGATTTGCTTCCCGCCGATCTCCGCCGAGATGAGCAATTTTCCCGTAGCCATGATTCAATTCCTTATTTCGTTTTGCTGTTTGTGGAATCCCGAATCCCGATCCTAGATATACAGGCTCGGCGTCCGCTGTTCGTCGGTGGGGGTGGCGGTGAATTGGTAGGTCTGCTCGCCCTTCAACGGTTTGCCTAGCTTCACGCCGAGACTGCAATCCCCGTCGAACCCCTTGCCGCTGGAGAAGTCCTTTGTGCGGATCGCAACGCCGGTACCGGCGATAGCCGCTGCCAGGAGCGACTCGAGAGTCGCATCCGTCCGGCGGAGCATCGTCCACTCAATCGAGATCCCAAGGGCCGTAACCCGCTCCGTATTGATCGGGGGGGAGCTGCCGGACCCGCGGACCGTTGTGTCGCCTTTCTCGGGGTCAATCGAATAGGCGATGTCCCGGCTGTTGGTGATCTCCGTCTCGGCCGTCGAGCCGATGGCACCATAGTAAATCTTTCCCTCAAACCCCATTTTGACGCCAGTTGCGGCCATGGTATTTACTCCCTGTTTGTTAGCCGATAGATCCAGCCCACCCTCGGGCAAATCTATCGAGGTTCGCTTCGAGTGCCGGACCCATGAAGGGCCTGGCTTCAAACTTGTCGCCCTTGTATCGTGTGCCGTGCTCGTGAGGCTCGCCCGCCCGCCCGAGCTTGCCGGCGTCCACTCCAATGACCGCTTGTTCGTCCCTCAACTCCACCTCGAAGAGGATTGCCTCGGGAAGCCCGCCCCGACGGAAACCTCGCGTGTGAGGTGGCTCCCCCTCTTCGCTCGGATCCGGCGAACGCTCGATAGACTGAATAGCGGTCTTGCGGATCGACGCCGCGGCATGGAAGAGGTTGCGATACGTCGCCCGACTGGCCGCCGCCGCGACCTTGTGGTGTTCGTCGATAACCTTGCTTTTCATGCCGAACATGATGTTCCCTATGCCGCGTCTTCTCTCCACACCAGGGATGAATAGACGCCCTTCGGAAGGCCGCCGCCGGACCGGCCGCCACGAACGCGGAACCGGTCAATGTAGATTTTTTCCTCTTCCGCCCCGGCGTCCCGCTGGAGGCACACGATAGGCTGGACCTTCGTCTCGGAGCTTATGTCGCTCATGACTACCGCCGCCCCGCTTTGCTCGACGCCGTTGATCTCAAACTTCACGGCCGAGAGATCCGAGAAGTCAATAAGGAAATGATTTTCCGCGTTGTCTACCAGGTCGACGCCCGAGTCTTGATCGTCCGTGTTGGTATTGTTGTCGTCGGCTTCGACCAGAATGTTTGCGGAGGTGCCTTCCATGCGAAACCACGCACTTGTAGTCACGGCATCTAGCGAGTCTTCGGCGTTCGTGTGGTTGCCACACACGCCGATCACGAGCCGCTGGTCGGCGGATCCGAGAGCGTTCGTTCCGGTAAGATCCATACGAATCCAGAACTCCACAATCGGCTTTTCGTTGAGGTCGATTTGGAGGTTGTCACCGCCGAACAATTGCGTAGACTGCGCCTCCGAATCGCTGGAGTTGATAAGCGAATAGCCGCCGCCTACTTCGTCGGTGACGTAATCCTCGGTAGAGTTAGCCGTCTCGGCGTCGACGGCCCAATAGTCCGGCAAGGTATCCCCGGCGTCCTTCGAGAACTCCTCGTCATATTCGAAGTCGCCGGTATCGTAGCCCTTGACCTGTTGGACTATTTCAAGCACGTCGCCAACGGCCAGCGCAGTCACCGATAGGGTTCCCGAAATGGATCCGTAGGCCGCGACGGAGCTGTCCACAGTGACTACCCCGGTCAATACCGTGGTGCCGTTTTTCCTGACGTCCAGCTCCACCGAGCCGGCCGTCGCCGCGACCACCGCCCCCGCCTTGAATCCGACCAGCACGCCCGTTGCGCCTACGACATGGTGAATTACCCGCGTGAACGATTCCGGCGTGACGTTGCTATCGTCTGCGATAGTCTTTTCATACTGGTGTTGGAGCTTGCTCGCCGCGATGTCCGCCCCGGCTGAGACCATATCGTCTGTGATTGTGCCGTCGGGAAGAGTGGTATCCTTCGCGAACGTCACCGCCTCCGCGAAATGTACTTCCTGGTGAAAGACTGTTGGGAGAGTCATGGCTTTCGATCCTTTACAGGTCTCTCGATATGGAAAATTCGAGCGTGACGACGGACGTGAACTGGCGGAACTTCCGAGCGTGCGAACGATAGTAGGTCGGCTTCTGTTGCCACCCAACGCAGACCGCCGCCTCATGGTCTGTCAGTCGCGAGTTCAAGCACACGTCGCGGATCTCTTGCACCAGCAACCACAACGGGTCGGTAACGGACGTGTCGCTCACGTCACACTTCTTTCGGACCCCCACGTCAATGAGGTATGAATCCTCCTGAACGTCTCCCGAGAGTGGTTCACCTTCCGCGGACCGGCCTATCGCCACGTCGACGTGAAGGCCGTCGTCCGCCAGCTCATCATTGAAGTCGATAGCCGCCCTGGCCGCCGTGAACGATTGCGACCAGGAGTGGTCCTCATTCAGGAAGCTCACCAGAGCGTCGGCTGTGTCTATGATGGCCGCGTTGGTCATGCCTTATTGATCCGCTTCGTGAAAATTGTGATTTTTTGTTGAGTGGGGTCCAGCTTGTAACACTGTCGATCCACCGGCAGAACTTCATAGGTTTCCGTGTCCCGCCCTCGAAATAACTCGATTGTGTCGCCAGGTGCGGGGATAACCGGGTCGCCTCCGATAATCAGGTCGCTCGCTCGACCGTGGAAGTCCAGGTCGGTCCAGCGTGTGACCATAATTCCCATCTCGTCCTCGGTTTGATACTCATGCCGGCCGAGGGTGGCGGACCACTGACATACGGCCGTGCCTTGCGTGTACTTTACGCGAACGCTCGCCGACTCCGCGAAGTCGTCGAGCAAGGCGTTGGCGCCGTCTTCAAAAATATTTCCCATCGCACCTTATCCGAGGCCCCTCCGCCCCCGGCGAGTATCAGACCGGGGACGGAGGGTGGAGAAAACAAACTACGTCGTCTCGGTGAACTGGATGATTGTCCAGGTGGTACCGTCGCAATGCACCAGAGCCGCCTCGGCGTCCTCGATTGTGCCGATTGCGCCGCCGGCGTCGTTTTGCAGGGCGATATGCTCGCCGCCAGTGTTTTTGATAATGAGCATGACATCGGCCATGTCGGCTTCCGGCGGGAGCAACAGATTTTCACTGGCGCCCGAAGAGTTCGGATCCACCAGGAGCCAGTTGCCCGTGAGGGTCACCGCGGTCAACGCGACCTGCGCGTCACTCATGTCAATCGTCTGAGCGGTCATGAGTGCGCAGAACCCGTCTAGGTGAACCTTTCCGTTCCGCCCGGTACCGGCCAGGGCACCCGGCGTCAGCGTGATGTCGCCGCCGTTGCCGTTCGTCGAGCCCGCGGCCCCGCCAGTAATGGCGACTGCGCCGCCGTTGCCGGTTGCCCCGGCTCCACTCTCGCCGCCCGTGATGGCGATTGCGCCGCCGGCGCCCGTACCAGCACCAGCACCACCGACCAGACTGGCCGCTCCGCCGGCTCCGTTCGTGGACGACGCGGCTCCGCCCGTGGCCGAGATCGCGCCACCGTTGCCGGTCGCACCGGATCCCGATGCACCGCCGACCAGGGTGGTCGCACCACCGGCCCCGGTACCCGAGCCCGCTCCGCCCGCTACGCTCGCCGCTCCGCCGGCCGCGTTGCCGCTCGCCGGCGCCCCGCCGGTTAAAGACGCGGCTCCGCCGGCTCCAGCAGCTCCACCAGCTCCACCGGTCACGCTCGCCGCTCCGCCGGCGTTGGCACCGTTGCCAGCACCACCGACCATGCTCACGGCTCCGCCGGCCTCGGACGAACCAGCACCACCCGTGACTGTAACCGCCCCGCCGGCGCCCGTATCACCAGCACCACCGGTGACCGCGATCGCGCCACCGGCCCCGCTCGCTCCCGCCTTGCCGGCGATGCCGAGGCTGGAGTCCGAGCCGGTGATGTCGTCGGCTGTCACGCTGCCGGCGATGGTCGCGGTCCGCTCGGCACACGTCATTTTGACGTGGATGAATCGATCCGTCGCAGACCAGTCTGCCACCGCAAACCCCATGAGGTGGTTGCCGCTCGCGGTCGCGGTCGCGGATCCGGTTCCCACGGTACCGACCTCGGGGTTGCCGTTTTCGTCCCAATAGATTGCGTCCCCTTCGGAGCCGCTTTCGCCGTCGGTGTTTGGGACCTTCCAGATACCACCGGAGTCAAGCGCCCCGAGGGCGGCGGCCGCGATGTCGACGGGAGCAATGAGGGGCATCGTGCCCACGACTACGACGTCGCCGCCATAGACGGCACTTGACGGGGTGTGCGGAATGTACCGGCCGTTGTCTTCGGCCAGTTGCGAGGGTGTTTGTGTTTGAGCCATGACTGGCCTCCTGTTTGGTTCGTTACTGTTTGGTTCGTTGGTTTTGCCCCTGCTGAAATATGGCACCCGGCGGGCAGGGGCAGGCTACCCGCCGGGTCGAGCCAGAGCTACGCAGCGCCCTTGGATTTCACTCCGCCGTTGTATTCGGCTTTGGCGGCTCCGAAGTCGTGGTACCCGCGGAATTGGACGCCGAGAACATTGAAGTCGGCCTCCGCCGATTCCACGGTGGGGGTCTGTTGGTTGTTGAGGAAGACGACTTCCATGACCGGCAAGTCGTTCTTGTCCCCGAGCAAATACCACCCCGTTAGCGAGTAATTGGTAATCGCTGAGTCGGACAAGTAGGCTGACACCAGGGGCTTGTATTTGCCCGCATGAGTGTTCTTGGCGGTCGACTTAGTGGATCCGCCGACCAGGTTTGTCGACTCGTACAACTCATCGGCAGTCACCTCAAGCTCAGGCGGCACCAGGAGATTTTTCGGCTTCACGCCAATCGGGTGCCCGGCCTGCCCCTGGACCGAGGGCGTTTTCAGCTTCCGCATCAACAGAACGGCCGCGGTCAACTGCGACGATTGCAGGGTCGTACCGGCGCCTTCCATGTAGTTGCCGCGAGCGGCCGTAAAGAAAGTTGAGTTGTCGAGGAACGCGGTCCAAAAAACCGTGTTCAGCTTCAACGCGGCTCCGCGACCGAGTTTAGTTCGGATTGTGTCAAACGCTCCGAGATCGTCGTTGATAATGTCCACACGAGTCAAGCCTAGCATTTTCGCGTAGGTCTTGGCCGCGTTTGTGTAGTTCTCTTCCGAGAGAGACCCGTGCTTGATTTCGCCGGATGCCCCCACCTCCTCATATTCGAGGCCGTCGAGGAGGCGATACCGGGTCATGGTCTTGAAGTCGACCGCCGGCTTGATCGACGATATTTCGCGCCAGGTATCCTCAACGTTGTCGAAGCCGGCCAGGATAAACTTGTTCGCCGCCGCTCCGAGGACGCCCGGCAGACTGACCGCGGTGAACGCTCCGCGGATCGGGAAGGCCGCTTCGAAGATGCCCCGCAAGTCCGAGCGGAAGGAGCCGCGGCCAGTGTAGCCGTTGGCTCGCGCGCAAATGAGCATCGCCTCTTGCAGTCCGACATGCCGAAAGTGCTTGTCGGCCGCCTCAAGGGTTTTCTCGGAATACGCCTTCTCGTAATCCGGCAGGCCGGCCGAGATTGACAAGGCCGCCTCGATCACGTCGGCCTTGAGGTCTTTGCTGCTGGAGTGGATCGGCGGAGCGGTCGGACGCTCGGCGCGAATCAGCTCGACGCGGAAGTCCGCTTGCGCCTTGATCGTCTCGGCTTCGAGTTTGATTGCGGGCCATTTCTCTTTGACGGCCTTGCGGTAGGTCTCCAGACCGTCGGCCAGGGCCTTTGCCTTGATCTCCGCCAGCTTCTCGACCTTGCTGGAGTCGTAGCCGGCCGCTTCCGCTTCCAACGTCGCAACGTGATGCGAGTAGGTGGCCTTGATCTCCACCTCGTCGAACTCGGGGAGGTTGGCGACCTGTGACGTTGGGGTGCCTCCGCCGGCTCCTTCGCCGCCGGCGCTTGCCTTGATCGGCTTGCCTTCTCCGCTGGCCTCGGCGTCGAATTTCGCCTTGAGCGAGGCGGTCTGCTGGTCTGTGAGCGTCTCGGGGTCGAGGTGCATCTTTTTCAGCCATTCCGTGAAATCCATGGGTAAACCTCCTGAGTGGTTTTGGGTTTGGGCAGACGCCGCGATTCGCACGGTCGCGCCTTCGTCGTCGCCGCCTTGTCCGACAATTGAAATGCGATAAAGCTCGCTGGTCTTGGCTAGGATGAACGGGCCGGTATGTTCTCGGCCGTTGAGTCGTACCGTTTTCCCTTCGGGGATTAGCACGGGAGGGGACGTCGGGCGAACCTCGATGGAAGCCTCCCAAGGATAGTCGTTGTCGTAGGCTGCGAGCATTTGCTCTCGATCCTCCCCCGGTACGGAGGCAAACGCGACAGCGTTGATGTACTCGCCTGAGCTCTTGTCGATTGTGTGAATGTGTCCCACCAGGCGGTCGGGGTTGTGTTCGCGGTCAACGGGGAGTTTGTTCCGTCGAACCCTCATCCCCTTGATGTCGCAGACGACAGGGTAGGGGTATTTCTCGACGCGGAGAAACCCGCCGTTATATGCCCGAATATCCATCCGCCGAACCCGGTCCCCTTCGCCGGCCGCCGCGGCAATGGTCAGCTCCTCGGCCGCAATGACAATACAGTCGGGAAGATCCTTCAAACTGGCTTTGATCGGGCTAGACTTTCGCATGACCGTTTCTCCGAAACCTGTTGTTTGGTGGTGATGGCTTCTTTCCGTCGTCCGCTTTCCCTTCCGGTTCTGGCGATGACGTGTCAAAAATTGCGTTGCGGAGAATCACTCGCATTTCATCGACTTCAACGCCGTAATCTTTTGCCATGACCACCAGCTCCTCCTCGAAGTCGTGGCCGTCTTCGGCGTGAACCCGGCGGAGCGAAATCTCGCCGGTGGAGAGACTGACCTTGCGACCCTTCGCCGTCTTCTCGGGGTCAATCTTCGGGTAGGCCGGCCAGCCGAATGAATGAGGTGGAACATAGGCAGAATCGAAAGCCCACCCGTAGACGTCCTTCGCTTCCGCCCACCATGCCTCGAAGGTGGGCTCAACAATCAACTCGTCACCGTCGAGACGTTCATTGTCGCACGCCGCGAAGTAGGTGTGATGGTCTAGCTGGCCGCTCGAAAAGTTGTAGTCGCTCGAATCACACATCGCCACATTGCGAGGCATCGAGATTGGTCTGGATTGCTCGTTGACGGTCTGCTTATTGAAACCCTCATAGGTTGTGGAAGGGTGTTCCGCCTTGAGCTGGTTTCCATGCCAACCCATAGGCGCCGCGACCGCCATGTTGTGGTCAATCTCCAACTCCGTCAGCGGGCGAATCTCGTCAGCTTCCACGCACGCCGCCGCGTTCGTCTCCAGCATGAGTCCGAAGCTGGCTGCCGTCTCGGCTGCCGAGACCGTAGCCTCACGGAACCGCCTGGCGGTCGCGGTGAGGGAAAGAGTGGAGCTATTGTCTGGCACTCCGCGGTGTTGCTTCGGCCGCTCAAGAAGGTACCAGTGAAGCATGAACCGCTCGGGTACGGAGTTTGCTTCGTTGGCGCCGTAGGACCACAACCCGCCAGGGTGATCCTTGAGAATATCATACGAGACCGGATTCCCGTATTCGTCGAACTTGATGCCGTCGATGTGATTCGGCTCGCCGTAGGATAGATAAGGCGAAGAACACTGGTCGCACTCTAGCGGAACAATATCGAGCTTTACCGGATCCCGAAGGTTCGGATTGGTCTGGAGTCGAGCAAAAGATTCCCCGTCGCCAGTCTTCGCCAGGTGGAGAACCCTCAGCTTCCGCCGAAACGATACCGCCTTACACCACCGCTTCCACGCCGCCTCAACCATTTTGTTGAAGCCTTCCGACTTCGTTTCCATTCGCAACGTCGGGCCGGATCCGACAACGTAGTTCGCGTGAGTGCGGAGGGTCCCCTTCGAGTATCCGTTGTTTTCGCGCTCGTACCTCGACCGCTCCCGTAGATTCTTGCGGACCGCCAGGGAGTTCGCCGCGTCGGCGTCGAGTGCGTCGGCCGCCGCCCAGTGTGCCTCGTTCCCGGTACCAGACTGCGCCGCGTCGTACCGAGCCCGTATAGCGTCGGCCACTACCCGCTGAGTCGGTAGCCGGAAGACACGAGCCGCCATTCTCTGCAAGAGATTCACAGGCCGCCCCCCGGTGGTTTGATTTTGCGGAGGCGAAGGCCGAGGTGGTTCTTGCTCATCGCGGTCTCGGTCGCGGTCGCTTGCTGCCCCTCCGCCAGCTCCGCCGGCGTAAACCGTTTAGTCGTCGCACCGTCAACGGTTGCTTCCTTGACGCCGCTCCTGGCGATTTCGTCGATCTTGTCTTGGATCGTCTCAGCCATAGAAAAAGACCGCTCGGGTGTTCGGCCCCGAACGGCCTTCTTTTTGTGGGGTAGCTACTCCCCGTTGACCTAGTAGAGTCTATTCAGTAGTGTCCATTTCCAGTACGGAAGGGTCAAGCGAAAGTGGCGGATCCGGCTCGGAATTGCCACCACTGGCAATATCCGAATCGTACCGCTCGGTCGAGTTGTCCGTGTAGCCACAAGCCCGGCAATGAAAGGACCGTCGCCGGCTGCCGTCCGCGTTCGTCCAAACCGAGGTGACTCCCCACGCTCGCTTCTTGCAATGAGGGCACCGCCGCCGCTTCGTATTCTCACCGGCCAACTCCGCCAGGCTCGGCCGGTCTATTGGGTTTGGGCGAACTTGCTCGCTCATGACGTCCCTTTCTTGAGATCCGCCAGGCTCGGTCTGGCGTCCGCCTTCACTACCCTATGGCCGGTTCCGAGCAACCGGATCCCCGCCATGTTCGCCGCCACGTCCGACAAATAACTCGCATCGAACCAATGATTATTGTCCGACTTGGGCTTCCAGCTTCGTTGTAGGATCCCCTTCACTACCTCCTCGGCTTCCACCTCGGCCGTGAGGTGTTTAGAGTAGGCAAAATGTTTTTGCTCATCCTCCGACAATCGCTTGCCGCCGGACGTCTTTCCCCATAGCGTCATAGATCCAGGTTGCGACGGATCCGTCAACCACCTGGCGTGCTCCCACGACTTCCACTTGTCGGCGTCGCACGCGACTAGCCAGACCTTCGGCTTGCGCTGGTAAGTCAGAAACCAGTTCTCACCGCTTCGGCGGGTCGCACTATCTTTGCTCGGCATATTGAACGCCGCCTTGACGCATCCGTTTGACTTGCCAAAGCCCATAGCCGGCCACCAGCCCTTGCCGGCCAGGCGGCAAAAGTGATAGATAGCTTGCGTTTTCCAACCGGCGTCGATTAGAGTTGTTGTGATCGGGATGATTTCGCCGTCAACGGTCTTGTACGGATTTCGCTCCATATCGTCCCGCCGCTCCTCCAGAGCCCGAATAAGCGAGTGCTCGACCCCTTCGTCGGATCCGCGGACCGTCCCGCGGACCTCTTGGACGTCATGATGAATTGTGAAGCCGGTCGCTCCTGGCTGCCATGCTCGAACGACGTAATGAAGAGCAATCTTTCGGACGTCAATCCCTTGCGTCAAGACCGTGCAACCAGGAGGGATAACTCGCCGGTCAAACCCGTTCACCTGTCGCTGGATCCGGTGAGCCGTGATACCGCTCTCAATCGGTCCCGTCTCTTCCGGCGGATCATTGTCGTACTCGGATGCCACGGCTTCCGGCCCGATTCTGGCTACTTCGTTGTAATACCGTTGTAACGCAGAGACTTCGAGCTGAGAGCCGTCCGGTAGTTCCTGTGCGTCAAACCTGTGCGGATTCGCCACCTCCGCCCCGGCGTCCATCGCCTCCCGATTTTCAAGGTAAAAATTATGAGCACCGCGAGCGTTCGGGTCCGTGAAGTTGCCCTCGTTGTCTGTTGTCTGTTGGTTGAGCTGGCGAAGCTGGACGTACTCATCCCACAGGTCCATTCGGTCGGGTTGCTTCAAGAGAAACCGAAACCGCTTGCCCTTCCATGAGGGCTTGCGACTCGGGTCGGTGTACCATGCAGAGACGCACTCCCGCCGCTGGATCGTCGAGAGCATCACGCGAGCCACCGACCGTTGTTGTCCGCCGAGGCCGGCGATAGCCCGGTCAATCCGCTCCTCCAGCTTGTGAGCTTGCTCCTCGGACCGGACCGTCTCCTCAGTGTCGGGGTCGTCAATGCCGGCCACCTGGACCCGCCTTGAGTTCTTGTTCAGGCCCCTCACCGCCGCGTCTAGGCCCCTCGTTGCGATGATAGCCCCATTGGACGGTGAACCGGGGACCCGCGGGAAAACGATCTCATGGCCGCACCAGGAGAACCGACTCGGCACTTGCGAGAAGTCTACCCCGTTGTCAATCCGCTTGCCGCTCACGGTCTGGTAATGAGCGCGGTTCGGAGTGTTCTCCAGAGCTCGCACGGGGACGCACACCTCGGGGTAATCGTCGTACAGTTTCTCGTTGGTTTCAATTGTGTCGCGGATAGATTGAAGAGAATCCTGAGCCGCGGATCCGGTTGCTGCGAATAGCACCGCGAACGTCACTTCGCCGGACAACGAATGTTTTAGGAGCATGCGCTCGAATAGCTTGGTCTTGCCTTCCCCACGGCTGGCCGCGAGTGACTGGTCACCGCCGTATCGAATAGCGTGGCGAATTGCCTCGATCATTGCTCGCTGCTGGCCGGTGAAGTCATACCAGAACAAGTCGCCGCAGTAGTATGCGAGCCACTCCTCGTCGTTTGCTTCGAGGCGAGCCCGTCGCTCTGGATCCGCACACGGGGGGATCACCACCTCTCGGCCGGCCGCTCGGAGCCGTCGCTTGCGCGCCGCGTCTCGATCACGTTCGGAGTCCGAACCCGTCAGCTTGCGGATTTTGCGAAGCTGTTGGTCGAGCTTTTTCTCGGCGGTCTTTAATTCGGCCAGGTCAACCATGTAATTCGTTGAAATTCAAAAAGTTTTTTTTCGGCCGAACTCGGTACCGACCACCGACTTCGGTCGCGACCCCAAAAGTATTTTGGGAATTCGGCCGATTTCCTATTGCAAAATATACCGATAGCGGTAGAATATAGACAGTGGAGGAAACAACATGAACACAAACGAGCTGAAACACGAAGCACGCGAGGCCGGCCTGGATTGGACCGACGTCCGATGCTTGTACTGCGAACTTCGCGAGAATGAGCTGTATGCCCGCGAGCGAAAATGGACCCTCCGAGCTGAGGCATTTGAGCGGTCCGGCTATGGTATGCACTTCAAAGCCGTTTACCGCAAAGCCTTTACCACCGGCGACCACTCCGAAATACCTTGCTTTGACGGCCTGGCCGCGAGCATGACTTACGAGTTCCCCGAGTTGAACGCCTATGGGGATCCGGCCGCCGCCCTTTACGAGGTTCTCTGTGAGCCTCAAGACCTGTTGCCGCCCGCGAGTGAAACCTACCGCCAGGCGATAGAGATACTTTCCCGGCGTCCCCGGCATTCCGCCGCGGACCGTTGCCCCTTTTGAGGAGTTGAACCCATGACTCAGCTTGAATTGTTCCCTGCCGACGCGGAGCCCGTTGACGACGTTTTTGGCGAAGTGATATACGCCTACACTCGCCAGGATGCTATTGAGGACGGAGTTCTCGTTGACGCGATGCAAGGCCCCCTGGCGGACGTCTCCCGTCAACATTTCCGCTACCCCATAGCCATGACGGCCGCGGTGTTCGCCCTGATCGAGAAGGCCGTTGACAACGAGAAATACTTGAACGACTTTGCCGGCGTCTGGCATGACGTTTTGTGGATGTCGAAGACGTGTGCCCACCGAGCCACCGAAACGACCAGGTGGTTCAAGGTGATTATCACCGGTACCGGCCGCCGGCGATACCATGAGTTGAAGATTGTTTGCGGCCCTGGCGACGACGCCGAGCCCGTCCTGACCGTAATGCTTCCCGAGGAGGATTGAGCGATGCGATACACCGCATACAACATTTGCGAACGCGCCGACGGCTGGTATTGTCCCGAGACCAGACGCACCTATAAAACCGCCGTTTATGCAATACGAGCCGTTCGACGGAGAGAACGGCAAGACCTGGCCGGCGTCTCGGTTGCCGTCATAACCTGGCACCCAACGACACGAGTCGGCCGACTGGTTGCCAGCGTCTTCGCGGAGGATTGAGTCATGAACCGAACGACACCACCCGTCAGGGGCTTGTCCGCGATGTGGCTCCGAACTCGGTACCGACAAACGAGTTCGGCCGGCGTTATTATTTTCGCAAGTGTCCACCCCGAAATCATACCGATGTCGGAAAAGTTTTTTTTCTGTCCGAAGTCGAGACCGACTCCCGAGTTCGGACGCCACCGTAAAAATAATTCTAGCCTCACGGCAAATGCCTCTTGCAAAATCTTCCGATAGCGGTATAATATGGGCATGAGAGGAAACAACAGCACAACACGAAAGGCCACGACCATGACCGTACTTGGAACCACTACCGACGATTGCGTGAAGGTGAACGGCGTTCACTACTGGACCACCGGCAAGGAAGGCCGCTTCCACGGTCCGCACGGTGGGCACCCCTACCGCGAATATGCCGACGATGGCGGTACCGTAATCCGCCTGGATACCGCCGGCAATGTTTGGATGCCACTCCCCGGCGTCCACCGCTACCCGGCCAGCCGGCGCCCCGCTGGTTTCCATAGCTACCGAACTTGGCAAATGCAAAAGTAAAGGAGCCCCCCCATGACCACCCCCGCGAAAACCATTGTTGGCGAGATTTGCTTGTACGGCGGGCATTTTGCCTCGGACTACCTGGCCGTAATTGCCCCCGACGCCCCCTTCACCCCGAGGCCCGACGGTGGCGCCTCCCTGGAGATGTTTGGCGAAGGCGAGCCCCGCGAAGGCCGCTCCCTGAATGACTCCGTTTGGCTGGCCTGCCTGGAGTTCTGCGACCGCGGTCACAAGACCGGCCTGGTCAAGGTGTACGCCCCCGGCGGCCGCCACGTTGCCCTGACCCGCGTTGACCGCCCGTGCTACTACGGCGCCCTGGATTGGCAACCGGCCGACGTGCTGACCGTTTCCATTGAAGACTTGATTGCTGTTGCGGAGTGAGACCCATGATCCAGTTGACCCTCTTTGCCGATCCGCCCCGCGAGCCGCAAGTCTGGCTAGTGGAGTTCCGGGACGACTATTTTGGGTGGCTGGATCTTGACCACCGATTCCCGTCCCGCGAGGAGGCCGACGCCTACTTGCGGGCAAACCCTTCCCCCTACCGACAACGAATGCGACGTATTTCCTAACCCCTTTTACTTGAGGAGAATTGCTATGAGTCACGAGATTACAGAACGAGCCGACGGAACCGCCGAAGCCGCCTTTGCCTTGACTCCCGCCTGGCATGGCCTTGGAACCGTCCTTGACCACGCGATGTCCAGTCAGGAAGCCCTGACGGCCGCTCAGTTGGATTGGGAGGTGGTGCAACGCCCCATGGCAATCGGCACCCCGCGGACAATCGAGACGCCCGACGGCCCCACCGAGACGCTCTTGTGGGAAGAGTACCCGACCGTGAAGGTGAACGTCCGCGACGACAATAACCTGTTCCTCGGTTTGGTGTCCGAGCGATACACCGTTGTCCAGAACACCGAGGCGTTCCAGTTTGTTGACGCCCTGGTCGAAGAGGGGCAAATGCAGTACGAGTCGGCCTTTTCCCTGGCCGGCGGCCGGCGGGTGGTGCTCCTGGCGAGATTGCCCGACGTGGATTACATTACCGACGACGACGCTCTGAAACGGTATATTCTGATGAGCCTCACCCACGACGGGACGGGGGCTATAAAGTTCGGACCGTGCAACGTTCGCGTTGTTTGTGCGAACACCTACGCGATTGCCTTGAAGGAGGGGACCGTCCGCGACCTGACTATCCGCCACACCGGCCGGATCGACGGCAAACTCGAAGAGGCCCGCGGGATTCTGTCCATGGCGAACACGCGGTTCGATGAGCACTCCAGCACGGCCCGCGACCTGGCCGCGAAGAAAATGACCACCGACGAGTGGGCCACTTACCTTGACGTGATGTGCCCGCGGATCCCGAAGGAGGATCCCGACTACACCGAGCTGCGAGCGAAGAGGATCTCCGAGACCCGCTCCGCCATAACGGATTGCTACCACAACGACCGCCAGCGACTCCCCGGCATTGCAGGATCCGCATGGGCCGCGTTCAACGCGGTCACCGAGCATATTGACCACCTGCCCCGGCGAGGCGCCACGCCCCGGCAAAAGGCCGAGACGCGGTTCAACGTGACCCTGGCCGGCCCCGGCCGCGACATGAAGGCCCGAGCCTTTGACGCCGCTTGCCGCATTGCCGGCATCGTGACGGCCAGCTAGGCGGTTGACGGCCCGCCCCTGACGGCTCCAACGGAGTGGAGCCCGACGGGATTGGCCCTTGACCCTTGACCCTGGAGGAGTGCGATGAGTGCGACTATCCGACAACGAGTGAAACGCCTGGCGGAGAAACAAAACCCCGGGCGCCAGGTCTGGACCACGTTCAGACCGAACGACGCGAAAGCCCCCGAGCAAGCTGAGGCTCGACAGGAGCTCAAGGCGTTGAAGCCCACGACGAAGAAACTGGTGGAGTTGTGTAGCTTGCACGTTTTGAAAGGGGTAGCCGACTCGCTTGGGAAGGCCGCCCGTTTTGTCCTTGACGTTGACGCGGATCCGACCGCCCTGGCCGCGTTGGAGAAGGCCGCCACCGAGTACGAGGCGTTTGTCGAGTGCCGTGACGCCCTGGCGGAGGCCCGCGAACTGGAGAAGGCGTTGAAACGCAAGAGCTTTGGACGCCGGTGTTCCGTGTCGGTAGAGCACCTGGCAGGGTTTTGCTCCCTTGAGCTGGCATCCGGCGACACCTGGACCGAGGTCCTGAACACACTCAAAAACGGAAAGTAGACCGATGATAGAGTTGAACATTCTCCCCACCTGGCGACACGATTGCCCCCACCAGGGCACCGACGGCTGTTGTGAGCACCCTGGACAACTGACGCCCGAGTGCCACGAGTCCGCTTGCCCGTTCGCGGAAGACGTGCCGACGCCCTTCCGCCTGGACGACCAGCCCGAGCCGCCGGCGCCCCAGGAGCCCGAGCCGCCCGAGAAGCTAGTCCAGCGGCCCCTCTTTGCCGGCCTGGATTGTGCCGCCGGCCAATTGGACCTATTCCCCACCGACGGCCAGGAGCCCACCGAGGACGCCTGAGCCCCCTTGACTCTGCCAGCCGATAGCGGTAGTATTATGAACATGACAAGAGCAAAATACTTTACGACCGCCGAGGCCGCTGAAAAGCTCGGTCTCGATGAGCGCCGCGTCCGCCAGTTCTGCGAAGCTGGCCGGCTAGGCGTGAAGATTGGCCGCAATTGGGCAATCTCCGAGGCGGACCTCAAGAGGTTTGCCAAGAAACCTAGGGCGGTAGGACGCCCGCCGAAGAAGGGAAAGTGACCGTGAACCCGTACAACGGATTCTCCCCGAGCTTGCGAGCGAAGTCCGGCGTTTGGTTGAAGAAGGAGTACGACGCCGGCCGGCGGACCCGACCGGTCAAGTGTCAAGTTTGCGGACAAACGGAGGGGGTGATCGAGGCGCACGCCGAAGACTACTCCGAGCCGTTTGGCGACAATATTGACCAGTACTCGCTTTGCTACCGTTGCCACATCATCCTCCATTGCCGGCCGAAGTGCCCCGACGCCTTTGCCCGGTATGCTGCGACACTCGCCGCCGGCTTCCGGTTTGCCCCCCTGGCGACCCGAAACTTCCCGCGGTTCTCCGCGGACCACCTTCGAGCGTCCGGCCGCCCCGAGAAGATCCGCGCCGACGGCCCCTTGCCGGGGTTCGCGGAGATCCTGGCTCACGGCGCCAGGATGCGAGAACTAAACGGGGTTGAGGATCCGCCGAGACCACCGAAGCAACCCTCCTTGTTTTAGCCTGGCCGGCCTGGTGGCGTTCCCTCCGCGGGGTACCATGCCCGCGAGTAGGGAGCTTCCGCCAGGTTGCGAGCCTTGAAGATGGAATTTTGATAGAGGAGATCCACCTCTCCGAGGTCGGCCCCAATGCCGGTCGCTACCTCTTCCGGCAAGAGGCCGTGATCGTCGATGAGTTGTTGCACCAGCTCCGCCAGGCGGACCGCGACGTGAGTCCCCTTCGCCCGATTGATTCGCACCGTGAGCATCTTGGCCTCGGCCTCCGAACAGTCGAGCACCGCGCAAGGTACCTGGCCGCGGTACCGCTTGAGGAGTGCCTTGCTTTCTTGTGAGAGTCGCCAGCGATGATACCCGTCGATAATGGTCCTGGCCGGCGAGATCAATATAGGCTGGATCCACCCGGTTCGAACGATGGACGTCTCCAACAATCGGAGCTCCGATTTCAATACCGCGTTGGGATTCCATGCGTTCGCGTTGAGGTCCTTTGCGGGGTACCATCGGATATGCAATACCGGATCGTCTTTCATTGGCTTCATGGCTTTGTTTCCTCCTGTGAGTGAAAGGGGCTCGTTCCGAGAACCCATGCCGCCGGCATGGTGTGACCTACTATTCCGAGCCAAACCCGGCCGGTCCGCTGGATCTCCTCCAGCTCCTCGGCCGTGAGCTTCCAACATGAAATAACAAAAAGCGTTCCCTCAGTCGACGGCCCGACAAAGACAGAAAGACAACCGCACTCTTCATGAGTCATAGCCGCCGGCTTTGCCAAGACGTAATTCGATTCGTCGAAACTGGTCGGAATCATCCGGTCCCCTCCTTTGGTGTCAAATACGCTACCGGACCGACCGGCCACCGGCGACGTTCAACGAACGCTCCGCCGCACACCTCGATCTCGGCGTCTAGGTTTGGGATCGGGTGGGTTGCCCGCTTCGTCGGCGCCCGCCCCTGCAAAAACAATTCGTCGACGCCGGCGGCCTGGATCCCCCGGCAGAACACCGGACCGAAGTCCCGCTCCTCGCAAAATATCTCCGAAAAACAACGCCTGGCGACCACAACAGTCACACCGGCGGCCTCGATTAGTTTGTAGACCTCCGCCGCGGTGCTCGGGTCTATCGACATCGCCGTGATTGGAAGACCAACGCCGTGGTCCTTTGCCGCCGCGATAGCCTCCAGGTCCCGCTCGATACCGATAGCGTCGAAGCCTAGCGTCCGAAAATGCTCCCCCAGAAGTCCCGTCGAACAACACACGTCGAGGATCCGCGTTCCCCTGGCTTGCTCGATGACCGCTTCGAACATCGGCTTGTGGATCCGCGGAAACCGACCGAACCGTTGGTACGCCTCGACGTGCTCGACCGAGTTGAATCTCATTTGGTCCCCCTTGCTGCTTTCCTGGCCCTGAGAGCTTGCTCCGCCTTGTTTAACGGGACTAGCGTCCGTTTGATACTTCCCGACACGAGGGCGCTCAGGAGGATGTCAGGCGGGTAGGCGGCCGGCGCCTTCCTGTTTAGCTTGACCATTTCCGAATACCGCTTCTGCGACCTTGCGTTGTTCGGGTTCGTCAATCATTTCCTCGATATACCGCCGGCATCCGGCAAACCCGTCCGAGTATCGAGCCTTCACGCCGGCTCCGTCGTACTCCGACCAGTACCGATCTTGCACTCGCATCTCGGGGAATATCTCAAGGAGGCGGTCATAGAACCCTGGATCAATCTCCCGCCACTTGCCGAGCCTCTTCGCGTGTTCCGCGTGCAAGGGAGTGGCTACCCGAAGGCCGAGCTTCGCAACGTGTTGGGCGTCGTACTGCGAACAATACCGGACCTCGTTCTCCCCTAACCACTTGAAAATGTCGTTTTCGGTCCAGTCGTAGATTGGCTTGCACGTCTTCACGCGACTGTTGGCCGGTGCTCCCATTGGCGTGTTGATGTAGTTCTCGTGGAGCTTGTTGACAACGGAGCGGTACCGGACAAATGACTCATCGGCTCGGATCCCCGTCACGAACGCGACCGAACCGGGGAGCCCTTCCGCGCACACAGCGTCGGCCGTGTACTGGTCGAGGACCCGATACTCCCCTTCTGGTTGGACGATTGCCCACGGTGGCTTTTCGCGGATCCACTTCCGGTCGCGGTCCCATTGAACGTAGGACCACCGCCGGCCGAGAATGAACTTGTCGCCCTTCAACGGTACCGCGAACCACCGCATTTTCACCCATGGCTTCTGGCGGTACTCATCCACGAAGTCTATCACCGGATCCGCTATCAGCTCCTCGTCGCGGAAAATGACGTTGACGTGCTTCTGCCCCAGCTCCTGCGCCACCTCCCACACCAGCCGCATCGTGACAAGCGAGTCCTTGCCGCCAGAGAAGCATACCGCCACCGAGTCGAAGACGTCGAAGATATGCCGGATCCGCTTGCGAGCCTCGGTCACGACATCCGTGTCTATGTAGCGTTTGTATCGGCTCAAATGTCTTGCTCCTGAATGAATTGCACCAGGCGGCCGGCGTGAGTCTCCTCCTCGGGGTACTTGTCCCGAAGGTGGCGAAGGAAGCGGTACCAGGTGGCTTGCTCCTCATCGTCCTCGAAGACCAGCGTGAAGCTCACGACCGGGTTGCCGAGCCCCGGCCCTTCGCCTGGCTCCTCGGCCGCCGCCTCATCTTCCGCCGAGGGCGCCGACTCGAGATCGGCCGGCAAACTGTCAAGGAGTGCCTGGACCGCTTCACTCTCCGTCTCGATCTCCGCCAGGAGATCCGCCACCGCTTTCGGATCCGCCTCCGCCATGGCCGCGAGTGGATCCAGGGTCGCCAGGATCTTGTCCGCTTCCTCCGCCGTGACGTCGAGCACTACCACCGGCCACTTCGTGTCTGGTTCGGTGTCCGCCCGAAGGTGCCCGTCAATCAGTTCGAGGCCACCGTCTTCGAGCTCCCGAGCAATAAGGACGTCCACTATCCCGATCTCGGCCAGGATCCCCCGAAGGGCGTTCTGCTGATTCTCGGGGTGTGTCCGCCAGTTCCGCGGGTTCGGCCGGATCTCCGACGCCTTCACCCGACGCATACTCTTGATTCGATCCTTGATCTTCATTCTCATTGCTCTCCATTGTTGGGGGGTCGTAAGTCGTGACTCTCATTTGATTTCAGGACGGACGGACTATATTGTCGCCAGGCAAGCAGGCGGTGGGAAAC